AGATGAGTACATTTATTTTAGATTAGAGGAGAAGTAAATGAGTGTTATCGAAGGTAAAGTATGGGGCAGTACAGAACCTATACTGCAATCACCATCCACAGAAGTACATAGAATAAAGGTAAAGCTTGGTGCTTACTGTTCACAACATAAGCATCAATCAAAGATCAACATGTTCTATGTTATCAGCGGTGAGTTAGAGATCCAGAGATGGAAAGACTATGGTCTATGTGATAGTACTCACCTGTTTGCTGGCGATACTTCTATCGTACCAGCAGGGGAGATGCATAAGTTCATAGCCCATCAAGAGACAGAAGCCTTGGAGATATATTATTGTGAGTTAAATCACAATGATATACAGAGAGAAAATGTAGGTGGAGAATCATATTTAGAAAAGGAAAATGTAATGGAAGACGGCTCAATACTGGGCAACTTATTTTCAA